CTTCGGACGAGCGGTTTTTTTATGTGTTTTTCATTCCCGAATGGAGAAAATGCATCGCAACTGATAGGATCATTAAAGGTCCCCGAAGGGTCCTACCTAACAATTGGTTAACATTCTCGACAAACGAGGATTCACACTAATGGGTTTTCCTTCCCAAGCATTTCAGAAATACAGGTGGTCTTACAAGGTTTATAGATAATTAGAAAAAAATAAAAACTAATATCTACCCTATGCCATACATCAGTATACCGAAATGTTTCATTGCACTAAAAGACCCCTCCACCCAACCAATCGGTGGAGAAGTCTTCTAAGAAACAAGGTGCAAGTTCTTGTTTCTTCTCATGGGGTATGTCGTCAAATGGCAACTTGTTAGTAGGGATCTCTCCCGAATGGATCAAGTTTCGACAATGACGATAAACGTTTGAATTGTGCCACAATGCTCTATTAATGTTTGAGTCTTTATTGGTTTGCTCTAAAATCCTATCCAGGTCTTCAGTAAAGAGGAGATTGATAGTGAGCATCTTATAGACTCTAGCATTAGCATCTGCGACGTTAAACATCTTTCCATTTCTTTCAAAGTGTGTCCAACTAGTAGTAGGAATCCCCTTCAGGGTTTTCATTACCAGTTGATGCATCTTCCACTCGGGCATCTCATGGGGCAGTGCCGGTTTGAACTCGCGGTGCGCGTACATCTTTCGAATGTACCAGGCACATCGGCGATCCAAATCAGACACCTCCACTTGAGAGTCGATAGGAAGGCCCAGACCACCTAGCCACTCCGGTAAAAACCACGGAAGGCCTGGATATCGGTCTAGGGCGACACGATTATAAGATATGAATCGACTTTTAACTTGTGGCCACAGGAGTGGCGGACAACTTCGTTTCAATTCGCGCGATATCACCCCCAATTGGTCAGTGCCAACATGAGCCTCGAAACTCTTGTTATTACCCGCGCCCATTCTCTTCCTCCCCTGCATCAACCCAAGGTTAATGTAAGGTCTTTCAACAAACCTACCAGTGTTCTTATCAAACGAGAACACCGTGGAGTTGATGGTACAGAAGTGCTTCGAAAAGTACGTCTTTCCCACAGAAGAATATAGGCCGGCAATTGCACAAAACCCTTCCCAACATCGGCGCAGTCGCTGGTCATGGCCTCGAAGAAGGCAATCATCACCATTGACCCGAAGTGGGGCAATTTTTCCTGATCTTGGATAAGATTTGTCAACAAGACGAAACCGCTTAAATTCTGATTCTTCCAAGGCAAGCCGACACAAGGCTGCGTTAGCAAGACAGAGAAAAGGAAAGGACACAATAGAACCCATCAGTTGGCCCTCGGTTTGAGGAGCTTCAACCTTCTTATGAAGAAAGATGTGTTTTGTCAGTGCTCTAAGCATAAGCGTTTTCAAGTTGACCAGGAAGTCGTCGGGAAGTTGAGAGAGATCTTCCAACGACATATTTTGACCGATTTCAATCATCAATTGATCGAGCAGGACCTCAGACACCCAAGAATGGATTTCATTTGTTGAAGAGATGTAATCTCCAGACAATAGAATCATTCCCGGGGGGAGACCCCGTCCTACGACATCATTGATATCATCTTCAGTCACATACCGCCCAATAAGCGAGAAGACTTTGTGTTTCTTCAAAGTTTTCCAGAGCCAAACCTGCATTGGTTTTAGCACCGTGTATGTGATGGGAGGACCCTTGGTGATCGGTCGCACCTTTAAGGGTTCGGGTAAGCCCAAAATAGATACAAGAGGGACTTCCAACATCGCTTGATCAAAAAGATCGCGGTAAAGGGACATCCATTTCATTTCTAGTACACTCGAATCCACAACCAACGCTATCGCCGGCAGTTCATTACGTGAACCGCACAGGGCAAAGGCATCGATGATGTTTTGTTGTATAGCACCATAACTTCCAAAAAAGGGAGTTACCTCTCCATGAAGTAAAACTTCAGTTCGACCATAGTTAAGAGGATCAACCACTTCCATAGCTCTGTCTTCCTCGCTTTGAGCGAAGGACATAACAATGGGGACCGATCCACCTTTACTTTTGGTGTTCCGATAGTTAGAACTAGTAGAGGGGAAATAGGGACAATAGATGTCGGAGGCTGTCAATTTTTCGTTTTCAAAAATCTCAACCACCGTCCGGCGCAACGCAGATTCCACCACTGTTCGAGTACAGGGGGTCTTAAATCCTTTGAAAAGAACTTCAAAAGAATCGTTGAGCTGGGCAGGTAGGAGTTCGATCTCACCATCAGCAACTTGGGTGACCAGACCGGTCAGTTTCAGGAACACAGAATCTTCAACAGATTCAATCATGTGATCAGAAACATCGGGCATGGCCTTCTTAAGCTGCTGTGATGAAACGAGAAATACCGAAAATCGGCAATGGAAGTCAGTTCTTTGAGAACCCTCCTGAAAATCAGTCATCAAGAAGTCATGAGCGACTCCGCCGAACATGAAATTGGGTTTCCAGAGACAGTCGTGAAGACCATCTCTTTTATTTTTCCCAAAATCAAGCTCAGGGCGAGCAGGAATGTCCTCTCCCATATAAAAAGCAAAGAAAGCTGCAAATTTCCATTTGAAGAACTTTACCCATATACCGGGGCCATTCCTTTTCGTCAATGAGAGAAGGAGGTGTACCGTTTTGTGGCGAACCTTGTTCGTGGCTATGTGGTGGGGTTTAAGCCCACTTTTAGAATTTGCAAGCAGCCATAACTTGCTTTTTGGTTGAGGGAGGCCTATCAGAACATAAAGCTCAATGACCGCATCGACCCCCCCTAAAATTTTATCCACTTCTTCTCCTGGTACTTCGTACTGCGCGCTTAATTGCGTTCGCGGTTCGAGGATAAAAAAACTAGTCTCTTTCGACTTTTCTTTTTTTATCACAGGAATTTGTGTGGCATGGGCTTTCAAAGGCCCTTCTATTGGAATTTCATATTTAATAGGATTATTAACATATTTGTTTCTATCTTGATGCAAGTTGTATTCATCAACAGCTCTTTGGTGAGCCTCTAACGTTCGCGTTAGAGGATCCCATTCGAGTTCCATTGGAACAACTTCATCGGAAGAAAAAATATCAGAATCTTGATTCATGAAATAACGAGCGATTTTGTATATGCGTATACTGGTA